ATGATGAGGACGACGGCCTCTACGATTGGTTCATCACCAAGTCCTATTACACTCGTCAAGGGGCGAATGCTACATGCTACAAACGCGAGAACGAGTACCTCTACGACAAATCGGAAGAGTACGTAAAAATCGAGAAAATCAAATTCGAATCCCACTCGAATGAGTACAACACGTATAAGTACGCGTACCACAAACTGTAACGAAAAGCCCCCGACATTTCCGTTTTCTTGTCGGGGGCTTTAAGAATAAAACTGTAAGAAGTTGAATTACAGATAATTAGCTATTGTCTACAACAAAAGTAGATATTTAGGCATAATTTCCCAACATAAATAGCTAATTATCTGAACTTCAATAGCATTGATTAGTAATGATATTGAAAAAAGCGTCAGTTTTGACACTTTTGAATTGTCGAAATCTTGTCGGAAATGCAAAAACATTTCCGTTTTCTTGTCGGAAAATTATGGCTACACTCACAGCAGTTATCGTGCCGGCAAAAGCCCTGAAGGGCGACCGTCACAAAATTAGAATTTCAGTTTCTCACAACGGAGAAACAAGATACATCGTTACATCAATTGTAATCGACTCGGCGAAGGAGTTCAGAAACGGTCAGGTCGTCAAACGTCCGGATGCCGCTATGTTGAATACAAAGATCCGCGCCGAGTTGCAGAAGTACCAACAGGCAGTCGACGAGATAAGTTACATCGAAGGACTCACATGTTCGGAGCTTGTATTCAATATCAAGAACGCAAAAACAGCGAAGCATCGAACAATGGAATCAATCTTTCAAGAGTTCATCGAAACAGGCAGGTGCACGAAGAGCTCAAAAGAGATATACACTTACCAATGGAATGTTATTTCAAAATACCTGCCGGGGACATTCTTTGTCGACAACTTAACGCTGGCAACGATTAACAGTATAGAGTTAAGTCTCAAAACGCGCAACGTCAGCAAAACAATGATGTATAACTACATGAATTTACTAAGGATGCTCGTATCCTTTGCAATAAAAAACGGCTACGTACAGTATCGGCTGAATCCATTTGTCGGCTACACCATGCCGAAAAAGGAGGTGCGCGATGCGTGGCTGACAGTGGATGATGTAAAAGCGATACGCGATGTTGTAACACGCTCGAGAACCGTTGCCACCTGCCGTGACATGTTCATGCTGTCTTACTATCTAGGAGGAATAAACTTCGTCGATTTGTTGAAGATAAACTTCAACGAGCAGGCAAAGACGCTGCATTATGAACGACAGAAAACACAAAGGATAGCGAAAGTAAACAAGTACGTGGAGTTCGATATACCCGATGAGGCTAAGCCTATTATTAATAAGTATAAGAACCACGACGGATATATTCAGCTTCCAAAAGCTCAAAGTACTCTACCGACATCATATATGAACAATCATATGAATAAGTTGCAGCAGGAAGCGGGCATCAAGAAGCATCTCATCTACTACTCGGCCCGCAAGTCTTTCAGTCAGCACGCCTTCACGCTCGGTGTGTCAACAGGCGTCATTGACTACATTCTCGGACACTCGCTCGGTAAATCAGGCTCCACGCTCTATCATTATATCAGCGTTACGCCTGAAATGGCTACAAAAGCCATACGTCAAGTGTTGGATAATTTAAAGTAATATTATAATTTTGGGCATTCAATAGTTCCTCGTCTTTCAGATGGGATAGAATTATTGGGTTTGACTTTGGCGAGGGGGTGGTTCCCCTCGCCTTTAAACTTTATACCCCTTATGATAGTATCACCTCTCCCTTCTCCCGACCCTTCAGACACCTTCGACGAGCAATACTGCGAGATGAAGTACCACCTCGACAAACTCCTCTCGCAAAGCCTCGTCAACTTCGACCTCAACATTCGAACCCTCTGCTCCCTCGAGCGGTCGGGCGTGCGCACCATGCGCGACCTCGTATCACACTCGCGCGAGGAGGTAATGGCCATGAGGCGACTCGGCGTGGTCAGCATCGCAGAGATTGATGCTCTGCTCGAGCGATACGGACTCCATTACGGCTTCGTGCTCGAATAAAAAAGGGGTATCTCACGACACCCCTTAGTAAAGCAGCTCACATCATCATTTTCACCGCTGCTTCATATACGATTACCAACAACATCTATTTAAGTTCAGCCAAAATAATACACTCGAAAACATCACAATTAAGAAAAACACAAGTCTAAAAATTCACTAACGAATAACTTATGCCGATGCCGATAAACGGCTGCGCCCCTTTCGGGGTGATTCCGCATCCGGCGCTTACACCTAAATTCCATCGGCTCGGTGATTTATATTTCGTGACAGTGACCACGTCGTGCCGCATCGCCAACTTCAGGCTGTCGAGCGATACGTCATAGCCGCTGACCCAAGCTGTATAAGCACTGTCCTGATACATCTTCTGCGTGACGGGTAATATCACGCTTACCGTATCTCGAACCGTGGCGCCGACCGTATCAACGGACACAGCCGGCAGCCGCACAGTTCGATAACACAACACAACACTGTCTTTGGGTATAGGCTGATAATACTTCACGGTGTCGACGTAAGTAACGGTGTCGCATACGGTCACCGTCTCTTTCGTCTGCATCCTCGTCCCGAGTCGGAACGTCCATATCAACAGCCCAACCTGCAAGGCTATCAACATTACCAAGAACAACAAGCTCTTGAATGACTCAACGCTGCTGCTTTTCATAAGTCGAAATATGTGAACCCTCCGTCCTCGAAAATGGCGTTGAGGCGTTTGAGCCAGCCGTTGCGCCACTTCTTCTGTTCGTGGTTTCGTCTGATGAAGTCCTCGATGAACTCGATGCGGGCCTGCTTAATCTCAGCGAAGAGCGTTGAGGCATCAGCCGCGTTGAGGGCCGCTATGGTCTTTTTACCGGCTATGCCGTCAACCGTTACTCCGAGAAGCCGCTGAGTGATTTTCACTCCGCCCGATCCGCTTGCCCAATACCAATCGACTAGCAGGTTGGCAACTCCCTGACTCTCGATGTCGTCGGCATTCCACTTGTCCCAATAGAGGGTCTTGAGGATGGTTCGCCAATCGGAATAGCTCAACGCTTTCAGGCCGTCCTCCGTCGCCTTCCTGCCAATCCTGCCGCAGTAGGTGACGTACGTTTTCCACGTCACGCCGCACATGGTCAGGCCGCCGCGGTCGTCCTTGTCGTTGGACAATCCTTTCTTCGAGCTCTCGACGTACTGTCGCTCGAGCGACGCAATGGAGGGGTCGTATCCTGCGATCCGCCTCCTGCCGTTGACGGTCTTGTATACCATGCAGGAAGGGGCGCCTCCGGCTTCTCGGCAGAGGAAGAAGGGGATGAGGGTTTCTATCTTAGCCATTATTCTTTGTCTTTGAGTTCGGATAAATCAATGTCGAAGTGTCGGGCCGTCTTGTCTACGAGAATCTTCTGCATCAGCTTTGCCCATCGCGAGCCGTTGCACGAGCTCTCGTTCTCGAGGATGCTCCACAACTGCCAAAAGCAGATTGCTCCTGCCGCCACCTTGGTCAGGTCGACAGGAAGCCCGTCGGTGATGGTCGTCTGAATCAGATACGCCATAATAATCAGGGCGTATGATTTGGCAATCGTACTGACCACAAGCCCGAAGTGGTGTGACTTGAACTTGCCGCCGTCGTCGCTCACCTTGTCGGGGTGTACCTTTCGGGCGCGTCTCGACAGCGACCAGGCGGTGTAGCAGTCCGCCAAAATCATAAACGTACAGATGGCGATGTAAGGCACCGTCGGCTGTAGCATTGCGAGCACCGCCCCGAACAACGTGAGCAGCCATCGCAGGATTTCGGATAAACTAGATGTCATATGTTTGAGAGGTTTAGTGAAAGATCGTCACCAACGCACCCATCAGAGCGCCGGCGACGGAACCCACTGCATCGGCTCCCACATCAGACCAATCCCATACGTTGTCGGGATTACATTTGTCACCATACTCCTTGCCCACTCCTATCGCCAACCCCGCCATGCATCCGGCAAAGAACGACTGCATGTAATTGGCACCGTAGAATGATTCGAGCACGGCGGCCATGAAACCGACCACCGCACAAGCCGAGAAATGTTTGATTTTGTCCGTCGATATGCTCATGTGTATGCGTTTTCGTCAAAATTATTTTCGATTTACTCCTTTGCTTTCGGGTACCCGAAATTTTGAATTACAGAAACACCATAACACACTAAGACTTTGCGACTTACACAAAAAACGAAATGGCATCGGGACCGCTCCCAATGCCATTGTCTTTTACGCTTGCTCGGCAAACGCATCCATGTTCTTGTCAAGCTCGTCTTTCTCTCTCCATCCAGCCTGAACAGTTTCGATGATGAACTTGGTGACAGCCTTGGAGAAGTCGGCGAACTCCTCAGCCGATTCGAAGGTGTAATAATAAGGCGTACCGTCGGCGGCTTCTCCGAGCTTGAGTTCAAGCGGATAGTCGACGCCTCCGAGGCCTATCTGCGAGAAGTTGGCCTGCTGCTCCATCGAGAGCCATACAGGTATCTCCTTCCATACGAACCCCGACAGAATCTTTGCCGACGTCGCTTCGTTGACAGTGGTCTTGATGACCTCCTTAATCTCGTCGGGCGTCGGCTTGCGCGTGAACCGCTGACGATAGTTGTACCCGAACTCAGCATTGTCGTCCTTGCCGTAGCCGTATATCAACTCCCATTTGTTGCGCCCGATGAGGTACAACCCGTCCTGACGCCCGGTTGCTCCGTATATCTTGTTCATAGCAATAGTTTTTATTGCCTCTAAGATAGCGGATTATCCAATCCACCGAGCGGACGGCCCGATTTTCCGATGTCAGACAAACTTGTACTTCACCTTGTTGCCGTCGAATATCTCGCTCTCGATGGAGCACTCGAAGGGAAAGCCGTCCTCGATGTCGCTCACTTGGTCGAGGATGTTCTTCATCTCCTCGCTGCTCGTGAAGAACTTGCCCCATTCGCCGGTCCTTGTGTCGCGAAACGAAACGAGATAACGCCCCTCTCCGTGCGAGGTGCTGACGTCGCTCTCGTAATCGTGTATCTCAAGCGTCTTGTTTTGCAGCGTGCTGAGGCGCATTACCTTGCCGGGAAAGCGCTTCTTGCCGTCGGCAGGGGTGTAGGCTACACCCAATTCGGAAAACTTTTTCATTTGATGATGTGTCAGGAGTTTATAAAGATGTTTGCAATCAGCGTGAATTGCCATCCCCTTGAACGACCCGATGACCTCCTGCCTGCGTCTGCGCGACTTCACCTTTGCGAGGTGTCGGGCAGCGTTGGTCTTGATGCGTTTGCGCAGGAGCGAGTGTGAGGGATAATGGACGAAGCCGAGAAAGTCAAGCCCCTCGGTGAGCGGTCTTACGGCATAGTTGTACTTCACCTGCAAGCCCAGCTTTGCCACCTCCTCGCGATAGATGTTGCCCAAACGCCACGCCTCCTTCTTTGTCGGGGCGAGAATGTTCGTATCGTCGCAGTAGCTGTAGTACAGATACCTCTTCTCATTCTCCAAGGTGTAGCTATGCACGACGTCGAGCATACGGCGGTGCACCTGATTCAGGAACAGATTGTCGAAGCACTGC